GCACCCATTTTTGAAGTTGATGATGAAGCTGTAATTGCATTGGATATAAAGTTTCCTGTTGCATTAACTGTTAATCCACCAGTTGCAACGTCACCTTTATAACCAGACCAAAATCTATTATTACCACCATCTACTGCACCACTTATAACTGTTAATCTATAATATAAATATGTATCTATGTTTTGGTCAAATTGATGAGCAATTTTAACTTCGCCACTACTACCAATAAAAGTTTGTGTGTTTGCAGTAAGATTAACAAAATTAGAACCATCATTAGAGGCTGTCCACCTAACAGTATTTGAAGTTGTTCCTATATTATTTGTCCAAGTTTGTATGCCATGTAATTTTTGTCCATTACCAGAAGTATATTTAATTTGTAAATAGTTTCCTACACCAAAAGAATTTGATGGATATATTGAATAGTCGCTATGATAACCATAGTGATTTGGCCCACCACCTGCAGGGTATGTATAAAAATTTGGTAAATTACCACCAGAGCTTACATGACCTGAACTTCCACTATGGACAGTAACATTTGAAGTGACATTATCAACTAGAGTATAAGTTATTTCTGCATAAGAACCAGAAGAAGCTGTCGTATCAACAACTGAAGATACATACTCATCTGATGACCTTGAAGAAGAAGTTAATGAACCGATTCCTGTTGAATCTTGAAATACATCGTAACTTGCTGAATTAGAATTAGTCGCTACAAGGTTTTGATTTGCAAAAACTCTCAAACCTAATCGTGCTAAATCAACTTTAACATTTGGATCAGCACCTACACCACTTGGTAATTCAGTTACACTTGTTAATGCGTTGTTATTTAATTTAATAATAGACATTAGTAATTAATTCCTATTCCATGTAATTGTGTTGTTTTACTACCTGATTGGTTCGCCCATTCTACTTTATAACGAACGTCTGTACCCGCAGTACACGTTGTTTTACCTAAACGTACTTGTGAAATTCCTGTTGAATAGACAGGCGTAATTGCATTGTAGCTTGTCGCTTCCGTCCAATTTGTGCCACCATTACAAGTGAAATAAACCTTAAGATCAGTTCCAAGTGTTGCAGTACCACTTTCATTTTTATATAAAAAAGTTCCGCCAACCTCACTTTTAGACGAGCCTACTGTATTTGTGTTTTGTATAATTGTTCCTGTTGTGTTTACGGTAGTTGTTTCGTAATTCCAAACGTTAGCAGGTACAAAAGTTGTTCCGTCAGGATAAACTGCTCTTTTAGTCACTCTTACTAAATCGATAAAACCGTCAAAATTTCTTGTGCCACTACTTCTGTGATACATCATTCTTATATAGTTATCTGAAAAATTACTTGTTCTTGCCGTTCCTGAACCTGCTGATACACCATTTTTATAAACATAAGCAGTTGAACCTTGCTTAACATAAGCGACATGGTTCCAAGCGTCTTTGTTTAAAGTACCCATACCTTGATTACCACTTGCATAAGCATTATAAATATTTAAGTTTTGAGAACTATCGAATTCCATTTGAAAAGTTTGTCCAATATCAAAAAGACTATCTTGGTTTGTTCCATAATTTACTGAATTAAAAGGATATACCCATAACTCAACTGTATAATTAGTTTCACTTGGAAGATTTTGAAATGCAGTTGATGACGGTGTATTTGCATTAGCATTATATAATTCATCACTAGAACCACCCTCAGAACGAATAGATACTGAGGCACCTGTTAATTTTTGGTTATCATCATAATAAATAGAATTACTATGTCCAAGAGTAGTTAGACCAACACCACCACTTGATAAATCAACAAAGTTATCTTCGTTGTCACTATGACCAAAGCTATCTAATACTAAAACGTCATCAGCAGTTGTACTAGGGGACGCATACCCTGTTGAAACTGAGGAAACATAACCGCTATTAATTGAGGCATTTGTTTTTGTTCCTAAAGTATCTGTTGCAAACGTGTCAATATGTTGATTTGGTAAATTAAAACTTGCTGAACTTTCGTTAGTAGCTTCTCTTAATGCTAAAGCAGTTATGTCAGATTTTAAAGGTTGTAAATCTGTTGTTGCATTTGTTAAAAAACTTTCTGCAAAAGTACCGCTTGTAATTTTAGATGCTGGTAAATCAGGAACATCGTTTGCAGAGATTGGAGATGGTGCTACTGCTCGACCTATAAAACCCATAATGTTAATCCTATGTTATTTCTAAAATACTTAATGTTGCATCAATCTTTGCAGAAACAGAGCAATCAATTTTTAGTATATCAGTAGTTTGCATAACATATTTACCACCTGATAAAACTTCTAATGAACTACCAGCTGGTATTGAAACATCTTTAACTACAAAAGTTTCTTCGTTTGTTTCTGTATCTGATGTGTTTGAATCTAATTTTACTGAAGCTGTTACTGAAGTTGAATGAACATTACAAAGAGTTAAACCTATTACTACTGTGGTTGTAGAAGATGGAACTGTATAAATTGTTAAAGGAGTTCCTGAACTTGTAGGCATTGCCGAATTTGATTTAACTTTGAAAGTATTTGCCATAATATAATCCTTTTATCTTATCCTAAAGCTATTGCAAGAGGTAATGCGTTAGGGTCTGTTTCTGTTATCGTTCCTGTTACTGCAACTCCACTAGGTAAAGTTATTGCATTTGTTGATGTGTTAATTGTAAATAATTCCAAGTTATCTGTTCCATCATTAATTTTAATTTTGATAGTATTTGCTGTTCCATTATCTACCCATATAGTTCCAGCTATTGCTGAACTAGGTGCAGAACTTCCTATATTAGAAGAATTTACTGCTGTTAAAATATTATTAAGTTCCGTACGAAATGATGCGAAACCCTGATTGTCCAAAACGTAATCTGATACTTGTGCCATAGATTCCTTTATATTTTATAATGGTTACGATTTCAAGCCATATCCTTGTGCTTGATAATCAAATGTTCTACTTATTCCTACATTACTACTATTAAAGAACTGAATTGTAAATCCATTTTTTGTCTTATTTGTAATTGTAAAGAAATCTCCTACTGTCATACTTTGACCAGCTATTGATAAACTAGGAGTAGCAAAGAAAGAATTATTGAATGTTATATTACTTCCACTAGCTGATGAAACTATATCTTCTCCTGTATCTACTCTTTTTTCAAAATTAACTGTAAATTTTAAATCATGTACTTTTGATCTAACTTTACTGTTATCACAAGTTAGCTTTGCTCTAAATTTAAAATACCTACCTTTTAAAGTAGTTTGTTGTGCTATCTTTCTATAATTAGAAATTGAACCTAATCCTGTATCAGAAAACCCTACTTGTATTTCTGCACCACATTGTACTTCAGGACTTCCATCAAAAGGAGCTTTAGCATCTTCAAATTTTGAAGCACCTCTACCATCATCAAATAAATCATACTCATCTTCTGAACTCATTCCTAGTTTAGCACCAAGTGTTACATCATAAATTGCATCTAAAGTTAAAGTATTATCAAATGTATAAAAACCATTTGCTTGGACATTACCATTAAAGTTTGTTGGATTAGAAGTTGAATCAGTTCCACCTAAATCAAACACACCCTCTGCTGATTCTATATTACCAACTCCATCATCAAAATCAGTTATTGTATCTAATATTAAAACTTTTCTGTTTTGGTTATCAACTGATAAAGCTACATTACTATCTCTTGTTCCATTAAAATTTGCCATAATTACTCACTAAACGATTGGGTTGTTACAAAATTATTTAAACCTGATATTACAGTTGTTACAATAGTTTCACTAGCACTTGAATTTCCTAACTTATCTACTGCTTTTATTAGAAAAGTTCCTGTTTGTGCATTAACAGTTACTGTATTTGATTTTCTTCTTACTACTTTTGTTAATGGTGTACTTTCATTCCATATTGCACCTACAAGAACATCTTGGTATCTAATCTCGTACCAAGAAATATCTAAATCTGCAACAGGAGTCCAAGAAAGTTCCATTTGGTTTGAACCTACTAAACTTACAGATAAGTCTTCCACATCTGCTGGAGTTTCTGTTGCACCTATTATTTTTCTTGATGCAGAAGCATATGTACTTGAAACTCCTAAAGAGTTGATTGCTTTGACTCTTACATCATAAGTGGCATCATCAATAACATTTAACAACTCGTGTCTTAACTGTGTACCATTAGAAATAATTTTGAAATTAGATTCTGTACTTTGTTTTGCTTCAACTTGATAATATTGAACAAACTTATCTGGGCTTGCACCTATGTTTATATTTAATCTAGTGATTACAATACCATCTGCATATTCAATCATTTCATCTGTTAGAGTAACTGAAGCTGGTGGTTGGATATTATTTGGATTAGGTAAGTTTGTTGTTGGAATAGCAGTTGCCTGAGTCTTAGTAGCCCATGTGTAGTGTGCGTTTTGGTGTTCTACCAAATCTAAACCTAAAGTATAATCAGGATTAAATTTAATTGATAACAATCTAAAAGGTTTGGAACTAAAACCGATTGAGCTAT